TTAAAAGTATCACTAATAAACTTTTCGCTATGAACATCTGTACCTAATGAAGCTGTTTTACCACCAACATCAGTATACTCTTTATAGTAATCTTTATAATTGTAATTATATTTCTTTGCTGTTCTTGCTAATATATCAATTTCCAATATAGTATTACTATAAGCACCACCCAATATATCAGATGCTGTATTAACTCTTTTATTATAATTGAGTTGTGTTAAACCATTAATTTGTTCAAGTGGATTAGCACCATCGAGTTCAACAAAGGGATTATAATTTAATATCTTAGCACCATTATCTCTTCCATTCTGAAATAACCATTCATCACTTACAAAATACCAACCATCAAATCTTTCAAAGAATCTAAAAGAAGATGATTTAGATCTTGTGCTTCCGTATGTTCTCTTTACGATAAATTGTATTGCTTCTGCTGGACTATAATCTGGTATAGTAACTGTTATATTATTATCTGATTCTTCAATGTATAATCTACGACCTTGGTCTTTTTGGATATTATAAACTTTTGTGTTGTCTGGTATTTTTCTTCCATCAGGCAATTTTGTGATCGCAGTTAAATTACTACCATAATATGTTTTAAATATATCATGTACAATTGTAGAAGGCTTCTTATTAATAAATGATCTAATCATTGATCGTTTACCAGACTCATAACTTAACTTTGTTATCCAATGTAAAGTATAGCTCATGCCTTTAGTATCAGGTGTTGGCTCTAATCTATTAATTTTAATAACTTGACAATTTAAAGTGACTTCAGTTTGTTTATCATAACAATATATCGTTAATCTTAATTGCTCTTCACCACGCATCGGCATGCCTTGCAATAAATTAATATTGTCTAACACGTCTATAGTGCCACTTAAAGCAACAGAATCAATACTCTGGTTTAAATGAAAATCACCAATCATTAATGAGATATCATATGATTTAATGTTTTCTTTAACGTGCGGTATTAGCTCTGCCTTTTTAATTTCGCAGCGTGATGGATTGAAAGCTTCTTTAGCCATTTGTATTATTCACTAACAGACGATTGAAATTCAGATGTAATTTGAGGTAAAAACGATTTATCAAATAAGTATATTTCTTTTTTGTTATCATTTAAAGTTTGTTCATATTCATATATGCGATACGGCTGCCATTCTTCAGGGATGATTCTTTTAATAATAATCTTTTGCCCTTGTTCTGTACGCATAATAACCCTGTCTTCTCTACGAAGATAGATCGTTCTAAACGATTCGGGTGCTAATAAAATTTCGTCTACTGCTGCCATTTACTTATACCTTTTTAACATAGAAAATAATGTTGTCGTCATTCCCTTCATCGCGTGTCCAATCAATGACATCTTCACCAACCTCACCAGATTCTTCTGTGTATTTTTCTACTATATAATCATTAAATGTTTGGGGATCCATTGGCCACTCATGGTATGGATCAATAATATTATTTGCCATATAAACAAGCCAGACATAATCGACTGACCCATAATAGAATTGAGCGACTGATTCTGCGCGCTCACCTTCTGAAACTGTGTATGGGTAATAAACATAAGGATTATTACTCAATGCTTTTATAAACGAAGCTCTACGAGATATGTCTCTAACTTTACGCCCTTCGTATTCTATTAAAGGAAAGTTTTCAAAATACTTCATTGTGCTTGAGCTCCTTGATTAGTTGCTGCTGGATCTTCAGCTTCATTACCAAGAGGATAATCTTCTGCAACATGTATTTGAACTTCACTAAATGATATGCTTAATGTGACTGCAGCAGGTACACCACCTTTAACAATCTGTGGCATTCCTCCACCCCCACCGTAATCGACTGTAACATTACTAATCATACATCTTTTAAACTGTTGGAAGTGTGACTCTTGTACACCCAATAAATTAAGAGTAACAATACTAGGATATTTTAAGAACGCTCTTGCAGTTGAAGTAATACCTTCAACAGATTCTGCCTCTGGCAAAGATTTATTCTTTAAGAATTGAACTATTCTCTGAATTTGTTCTGTGTCCTTTTTATTAGATGGAAATAAATCCCAACTAAAAGTATAGTTCTTTAAATCAACACCAGTAAATGATAATGTCTCTTGTGGGTTAACTGTTCTTTCACCAACTACTGAAAGTGTTCTTGCTAAATCTCCACCGATAATGTTCTTTGCTAAATAAGCTCCGATCGCTGTTGCTTGATTTGTATTTGTTGCACCTGCATTTTTAATCGCATTTGTAACAGCAGCAACTGGATCTTCAAAGAATTCTCCGGATCCCTTTCTAATTCCAGCTAATGCATCTTTAGCTGTTTGCTGTAGATTTTGTACAAAATCTTGATTATTTGAACCGCCTAGACTTGAGAGACCAGATGCTAAACGTTCTGAAATAAAGTCTCTTTCAAAACTCTGTATTCTAATACCTTGACTATCTTGTAATGATCTAGGAAATGGTAACTCTAAAGAAGTTGTTGACGATATTTCTGCTAGAGATACTTGCTTATTGAGGTTAAAGTTTTTATTTACTGAAAGAGACTCAGCGCCTTCTGCGTCTTTACCTTTTGAAATGCTTGCTATGTAAGTATTATAGTTGTAATCGTTAAATTGCATTAGAATGCTATGAGGCATAGGCTTAGAAGGAAACGACAGAAAGGAAAGTCGCTTTTGGCTTTCTTGCCTCTTCTTTAATATTTCAGGTCGTGTGCTGGACATAGTTATCTCGTAATAAATAGTAATTGGACATTATAGATTATTTATACAGGATTGACAAATTAGTTATGGCATATAGAGGTAAGTTTAAGCCAACACACCCACATAAGTATAAAGGGGATCCAACTAGGATTATTTATCGGTCTTGGTGGGAAAGAAACGTATTTTCTTGGCTTGACAAACATAAAGACGTTATATGGTGGCAATCAGAAGAAGTTATTGTTCCATATAGATCTCCGATAGATGGAAGGATGCATAGATACTTCCCAGATGTAGTTGTCCATAAACATGATGGTAAGGGTAAAACTCAAACCATTATGATAGAGATTAAACCTTATGGCCAGACATTACCTCCAAATGTTGCTAATAAGAATAAAACACCTACAGGTAGAGTATCAAGAAGATATCTAAATGAGGTTAAGAATTATGGTATTAATAGTGCAAAATGGAAAGCAGCTCGATCGTATTGTGCAGATCGAGGGTGGAGTTTTGTTATTATGACCGAAAGAGATGGAATAGCAGGTAAATAAATGGCAACGATGGATTACAAAGACTTATACGAAGAAGCTAGCCGAATAGCTAAAGGCAAAGCTAAAGGTACTGCAGTATTCGGTGATTTATTAACAAAGGGTATTAGACAAGGTCAAGTTCCTGCCCGTTCAAAGACAGCACGTGAATGGTATCGTAACCAATCAAAGGCAGTAACTAAAAGTGGTAGTGGTACATCTGGTGTATCTGGTGCTGCAATGATTTCATCTGCTGCTCAAGAACGAGGTCGTCTTACAAGTAATATGGAACCTGGCGCGATGTACACATTTGCGTACAATCCTAAGCACAGAGACACATTACCATATTATGATAGATTTCCACTGATATTTCCTATAAATAAGGTAAAGGGTGGCTTTATGGGAATTAACTTCCATTATTTGCCGCCTATAATGCGTGGCCAATTAATGGACGCGTTATATACAGTTGCATCAAACCGTAAATTTGATGAGACAACAAGATTAAGAGTAAGTTACGAATTATTACAGGGTGCTGCTAAGTTTCGTTTCTTTCAACCAGCATTAAAGATGTATTTAACTAAACAGATGCAATCACAGTTTGTGTTTATTAATCCATCGGAATGGGACATAGCTTTATTCCTACCGCTGGCCAGATTTGAGAAAGCAACTAAACAGAAAGTTTATGCTGACTCAAGAAGAATGATCCAAGGATAAAACAGAATGACATTTAGTATTAGTAAATTTAAGACGACAATGGATAAGTATGGTGGTCCTGCCAGAGCTAATTTATTTGAAGTAACTCTTGGAAAATACAAAGAGACTAACTCTAATATTGAACCAACAACAGAATTTTCATTCTTCTGCAGTAGAGCGTCATTCCCTGGTATTGGTATTGAAACCGGTTCAATGACAAACGTTGCTCAACTGCCAACTACATTCCCATTAAGCATGTCATCTACACCTATTACTTTAACCTTTATGCTTGACAGCAATCATGAGATGTTATCTTTCTTTCATAATTGGATTCAAAGAGTTATGAATTATAGTACTAAGGCTGGAATCTATGGTGCTATTGATCCTGACGGAATGGGTGGAATGTTACCTTACGAACTTGGATATAAAGACGAATACGCTTGTAGATTATCAATTAAACATTACTCTACAGAAACAATAGGACACAAC